TACTCGGTGTTGCGTTTGACATAATATATGTCTCCTTTATTTTTATTGTTAGTGTAAGTTAAAACACCTATCTACTTTTCTTATTCGAAAGTTATCTGACGTGTCAGGCAGTCCTTAATGAATTTTGATAAGCCACCTCTCTTATGAGAGATGATGGTTTACTATTTGTATCCTAAACTATTTTTATTTTTATATAGTTTTTGCCAAGACCAAACATTCAATTTGCTTGACCAATGATAAATAAATAAAATTATATGTTTCACTATATAATTATTGCAATAAGCAAAATGATAATAGCTATTGCTATTTCTTTTTTATGCTCTTTTACAATATGAGGTATATGTTCTTTTAGTTTCATTATCTTCCTTGTCCTTTATATCTTGTTAGTTTTTTATTTAATTTTTCACTTTTATTTAAAGATTTTTTGTGAATACCTTTTCTTTTCTTTGGTTTGTCTCTTGGTGTGAAAGTAGTAAACTTTTGTTTAGCCACTTTTTAATATTTTTTCTTCTTCCAACCACTTTTCATATTTTTAAATGCTTTAGCTGAAACTGTGGATTTCTTTTTACTTCTCGATATACCAAGACGTTTACGTCTGTTTATATTTGCTACTAATGACATATTTATCTCCTATTTTTTCTTAAATGCTGAAACACCTTTAATTCCTAGTACACTTGAATAACCACCAATGATTAAACCTTGTAGCCATAATGGAAATTTATTTACTTGTTCAAAGAAGGCATCAAGTTTCATAATAATGTCAGCATCATTTGAAAAAATACCCCAAGCACAGACTAATAATGGTATTGAAATTATTATTAAAACAATCTCATCTTTTAAATCGTTTGCTTGATGAGTTTTAACAGTATTGACCATTTCAATTTCTCCATCAATGACCCTCTGCATTTGTTTTCTTTCTGCAATGCTCTGTAATACTTTGGTTTCTTTTCTGTTCTTATAAACTTCAGAACCAGTCTTTAAAGCTAACCTAACTAGTGAAAACCACATTAATAATTGTCCCTTCTATTTGCTGATTTACTTCTGATACGAAGATTACTTCTAGAGTTATCTCTAGGGTTCTTGTTTTTATGGTCTACGTCTTTACCTTGAATAGCTTTAGTTCCTAACTTCTTTTCCATTAGTCTTCTTGCTATTCTTCTATGTTGTCTATTATCCCTGTCTTTCTTACTTCTGACTGCGTATTCTCTTTTGTAGTCTCTAGCCATTAAAAGACACTGCTATTACCTAATTTTCTTTCTACTTCTTTTCTAAAAACAGGGTCTTTGTCATAACGTGGGTCATTCATTGCTTCAGTTACTTGTTGTACTGAATTGAATTGTTCTACAGCAGTATTATTAACATCACCTTGTATCATTTCTTGTTGAGGTTGGTTTGTCATACCTGCTTTAGTCATAAGACCTTGAACAGCTAATTTAATTTGGTCAATACTACCTGTAGCAGTTAAATCATTAAATGCAGTTTGTTCACCTTCACTTAAATTATTACCTGCCCAAGAAATAAGTTCACTATATTTCTCTTGGCCACCTACAGTTTCATAAACTTGTGTAGTTTGAGTTTCTGCTATTGCTTTTTGACCTCTAATGTATTCATCAACAAGACCTTTATCTAAACCTTGTTTTGCTAATTCATTATAACTATTATTTGATAGTTCACCTTTGTCAGCATACTCATCAGCAAATTTACCCATATCAAAACCTGTGCTTGGAGCATTTTTAGGAATTTCCAAACCATCTTTTTTAATTTCTTCATCTACTGGAGTTTCTTCTGTTTGTTTATTAGTAAATTGTTTTTCTAATTCAGAATATGCTTTAGATAAATCTTCAGCAGACTTAAATTTTTCTGGTAACCAGTCTGGTCTTTGATTTTCTAAATTTTGTGCTTCTGTATTTGGTTGAGAGATAACTGCTCTATTACCATCTGTATCTGCACCAGTTTCAACATTGATACCTTGTTCTTTTAATTCTTTAATAGCATCTTCATTTGTTGGTTGTGCTTCTGCTGTATTTACTTCTACTTTTTCGTGTATTGCCATAGTTTTTATTCCTCTTGGTTAATAACAACTTCGCCATCTTCAGCCGAAACAGTTGCACCAGAGTTAGCGATATTTTGTGCCATAGGCACAGCTACTCTAGGGTCAGTTGCCATGTTCTGCATCTGTTGTGCCATCTGTTGCTGTTGTGCTTGTTGTTGTTCTTGTTGTAATTCTTCAGGTGTCTTAATTAGACCAACAATATCTATTTGATTTGCAATACCAAATTTCTTAATGGCATTTTCAAGGTTGATATGTTTTGCTAATACTTCAGAACCTAAAGTTCCTGCAAGGTCAGATAAGAATTGTAATAATTTTAATCTATCACTTGCTCTACCCAATGCTTCCATTCCAACTATAATTTTTACTTTAACTATATCTTTTGGAAGTTCTGGTAGTAGTTTCTGCTTCCTTAACATTGCTAATTTAGTGTTAAGATAAGGAAGTTGAAATTCTGTTGTTAATATTCCATAGACACCACCAAGTGCGTCTTGTAATTCATTTGCCACTAATTGGACTTCTGTTGCAGTAACTCTTTCTGCTTGTCTTTGTACTGAAGCATTTAAAAGAAAAGCAAATTGAAGTCTTTGTTCAATTCTATTCATGCTTTCTAAAGCAACTCTAAAATCACCGAATTTGTTAGCTTGTAGTACAGTTACGTCTTGTGCTGAACCTTCAATAATAGCACCATTACTGGCCTTTGCTATTGCTGAAGCCCTTGTAGTTCCTGAAGGTGAAACAAGGAATAGCATTTTAGCAGAAGCAGAACTTCCTTCTAATATTGCTCTTGATAAACCTTCTAATGATTTAAGGTCACCAATAAAACTCTCAACGTGGCCTCTACCATAATTCATTCCATCAATACGATTAAATCTTAATGCAATGTAAGGTAATGTTTCTTTTGTATATTCTTTTTTGTATAGGATAAATCCTTTTACTTCTTGGTGTACTATATATTTATTTCCATGTTTCTTAACGCATGTAAATAAATCACAAGTTTTATCTTCTTGTGTGTTGTCATATAATCTTAATTGTTTAACAACTTTGTCAGGAAGTGAAGAAGCTGAAACTCCTTCTTTAATAATAATTTTTAATACATCACCCTGTGGGTCTCTTTTAACAACATAATTTTCTAATCTATATGTTCTTAATCCTGTTTCAGTAATTTGTAAAAGTACATTACCAGATACAATTAAATGTTTTAATGCTTCGTATACTGCAACTCTATCATTTTGAGTTTCAATATTATCCATTACAGATTTTTCTATTTTAGCTAAACCTTGTTCTATAAGTTTCTTTTCAGCAGGGTCGCCTTGAATTTTTTTGTAAACTAAATCATCAACATCAATTCTAAAGAATGGTGCTTGTGGTGGAAATAAAGCTAACATCAATTTAGATGCTAAATTTAAAACACCTCTACTTCCTATACTTTGATATGGAGTTGAGTATTGTGTATTTTCGTTAGAACCTTTTTCAGGATATAGATATGGTATAGTTAAAGTAGCACTTTCTCTTGCTCTCTCTAAATAACTTTCTCTATCTTGTTCTAGTTTTTGGTACTGACCTTCAATAGAACTAATACTTTTGTTATTGATGGTGTTATCACTTAAAGTGTAACTTTCCGACTTCATTTATTATGCTGTAGGGAAATTAGTACCACTACCACTTGAAGCTAAAGGTATTCTTAATGAACCTCTACCAACTCTTTTTCTTGCATAATTTGATGCTGAAGTTGTACTCGCTGAACTATTACTTGCTTCTGTAGGTGCTTTTTGTTTTGTCGTTGCACTTGTCACCACTGGTGGTGGAGCAGGAATAGGTTCTGGAGCAGGTGGTGGACTAGGTCTTGAAAATGAACACATGTCTAGTTTTCCTCTTGTTGTTTGTTTTCTTTGATTAAATGATTTACGACTGACCTTTGACCTGCTTTGAACCAAACTTGTTTTTCGTTGTCTTCAATGTTTGGACATTTGTCAGGAAAGATTGCGTCTAGGTATGTAATGACTTCTTCATTAATTCTTGGCTTTTTTGTCATTAGATACTCCTAAAGTGGGACTTAATTGCTCGTTTCTTTTTGATATGATTTCTCCTGCTATTGCTGAATACCCACACGCATCAACAAAATCGTCAGAATTAAAGCTACC